CTGTCGGAGCCGCCGATAGCTCCAAGATTTTAGGTGCTATACCTACCCACCCCTTCCGCCCTTATAATAGTTACCATATACGGCTTCGCATACCAAGCGAGTTTTCGCCGTTTCTTTTACCATCGCCTCTTGCTCGGTTGCAACGTCTGTGCGATGGCAATATATTGTTTAGATCGAGTTCTAAGTCTTTATTCATTGAGACAGGAATAACATGATCTGGTTCATAAGCGTCTGGCGTTGAGGATGGCTCAACGCTGTAGTCGATAGGCATCCCACAGATATGGCAGTTAGCCCGTGCCGCTTTATCCCGACCCCATGCTACCCTTCTTATGTATTTCCACCTGCTACTCCTGTCCATAGTACCCTCCCCCGTAAACAAGTTCTGCCCCCGATTTCTCGGAGGCAGTTCCACGGAGGTATAAAAAGAAACTACTGTCTTGCTTCTATTTCCATGTTAGCATTATACCATAAGTCTATGTGGCATTTTGTGGCATCTTTTGTTTGAACGCCTGCAACGCCCACCCGTGCAGTCTTCTAACGTGATCATAAGTGTAGTTCATTTCTACGGCGATCTTCTCAAACGACTTGTACTCGACGTATCTCTTTGTAAGCAGGTCTATATATCTTGTATCTGACAGGGCGTTTATCTGCGCCAGAATGACCCCCCTCCTGTCTATTAGCTCGTCCCACTTCTCCCCGATCCGTGTAGTCATCTCTTCCCACTTGATAAGGTAACCCATCCACGGAGGGTCGCCGCTCGGTGAAGTCTGTACCCTGTCCCCGTCTATCTGGGGACTACGCATAAAGGTCTGCGCTTTTTCCAGCTCCTCCCTCTCCTTGAATAGTAGCTCAAGCTGTCGGTCTATCTTCCGCAGTTGCCGCAGGTATTCCTTGGCGGTCATAAGTAGTTCCTCCCGATTATCTTCATAAACTCTTCCCGTGTGTGGGTCTCTTCAAACTCCCTCTGCGTCTGCTTGTGCGTCCACTCCATCAGCTTGTAGCTCCTGTGAATCTCTGCGTGATGCTTGGGGCAGAGGTAGATGTAGAATCCTGCCTTTTCTGACGCTTGCCTGTTCCGTCCTCCGTATATGTGGTGCTTATGACAGTAGGTCGGTTCGGTTCGTCCTACCCTTGAGCATAGGTAGCATACTGTTATCATGCCAGTCTCTCACCCCTTTAATAACCATATTTTTAACCACAGTTGTCAGATCACTCATGTTTCACCTCGTCCAAAATAACCAAGTCACTTTTGTTGCCCAGATGCTTTTGCTCTCTCTCCATCTTTGCTCCACAGTTTGGGCAAAACTTCATTGTTGCAACTTGGTATATATCTTGCGTCACATTACACTCTGAGCATCTACAGTACGGTATTTCGACTGTCCCCAATGCAAACGCTACGGACTCCTCCCAGTATACCCAGCGTCCTGTTTTCTGCTCTGGCTGTTCAAGGGCTTTGATTGCCATGTTAATGGCATCCACCTCTGACTCTTCCGTCCACATATCTCTTCGGATATCTTTAAGATGCTTAATTGCTTCTTCTCTGGTCATTCTTCCACCTCCAGTCTTGTTCCGCAGTTAGGGCAGTAATCCATTCCGAAAACATCATCTTCATATAGATGAGCCTCCCAACCGCATTGAGAGCATCTTCCGCTAATTAGGTCGTCATCAATTTCTATCCACTTCCCCTTCTTCTGCTCTGGCTGTGCGGATGGCAATTCCTCAATCCATGTTTCAATACGATTGTCGGCTATCTCGGAAAAGACCCCTGCAAGGTCGTCGTTGTTCATCGCCGTCTCGTACAGTCTGTGCTTGAGGTGCTTTGTTGCCGCCTGTCTGCTGATTAGATCATCCATCGGTTCTCCTTTCTGCATAACTGCAATAATCCTCGTCTTTCCATCCATAGCCATAACTATGCTTATCACAATAAGGTATTCCGTCTTGCGTGTGATGGTAGATGCAATCTCGGCATTTTATGATTTCTGGCTGTGCCGACCATTTCGCCTTCATTTCATTGAAAAGTTCATTGGTAATCACGGTCAAACATCTTTGACGGCAATACAGTTCAACAGCTTCTTTCGTAATCTCTGGCTGTGCAGGAGGCAAGGTCTTAACCCAATTAACATTTAAAGGCATAGATGGATTAACAGTTTCTATGTCATCAATAGCCGCCTGTCTGCTTATTAGATCATTCATTCTCTTCCTGCCTTTCATACTCTTCCAACATCGCCCTTACAAACTCCTTGTCCGTCCCTCGCAAGCTCTTGATAAACTCTGCGTAGACGTTGTCCTTGTTCTTTGCGTCACGCTTAATAGCCAATAACTGCACCATGTTCTGCATCACTCTAATCACTTCAACTACTGCTATTATCCAAATTGCTACGATCATTTTTTCCCCTCCTTAAATGGTTTTGGCAACGGCATCCATGCGACTACGTAATCTGGCAAGACTATCCATTCACCATCAATCCAGTAATTCCAAGCTACATCGCCGTATATATTAGTGATGAGGCAGGCTCGATTTTTATCTGGCAACCTCTCTCTTACTGGAATCCACTGCGGTTCTGGCTGTGCGGATGGCAATGCTTCGATAATTTTCTCAAACGCTTCTATGTCATTTGGCTTGCATCCGTACCACTCAATTAATGCATTAATTGCATCCTGTTCGCTGATTAACTTGTCATTTTTATTGTTGAGTTCACCCATTCCCGTCCTCCTTTGGAATCTCCATCTTGCACCCACATCCGTGACACCACTTATAAGCATCTATATCGTCCGTCATGACGTTCTTTCCGCACTCGGAACATTCGTATATTCCAGCAGGACTTATCTTAATCCACTTCCCCTTTCGCTCTGGCTGTTCTTCCTCCACCTCATCAGCCAAGATGATGCACCTGTCTATCGCCCGTGTCATGTCGCTGTCGTCGCCTAGGACGTGCGCCGTGTTCCTCTTGTATACCTCTAATGCGTCAATAACCTCTTTTTTGTAGCTCATTCCTCCATGCGCCTCCCTCTTGCTAATACCATGTCAATTTCCTCGTCGGTCTCCGCTGTTTTGATTTCCTCCACCAGTTCCACAGGGTAGTGCAGTTCCTCTGCGGCTCTTGCCGCTTACCCCCTCCTTGCTTTCACTCTCTTTGTTAATTCATCCATGTCGTAATCGTGCTGATCAAAGTTGTTAAATTCGTTCTTACTGGTCTTCTTAATTGTCCTCTGGTTAAGATACCCTTCAAACTTGCTTGCGCTAAAAAGCGTTTCTGGTCGGAGGTACTGCTCCATGTCTGTTCCTTTCCATTCTGCTGTTTTGGTGTCGATTACTTTCTTAAAATCGTCTGCCGTGTAACCTTCCTTCGCTCTGGCTGAGATAAACTTAGTGTTAGCTGATGAAGTGACCTTGAAGTGCTTGCCTGTCTTTTCGTTGAGATAGTCAACTACCTCGGTCGCCCAGTCTGGAAGATATGGGTGGGTTTTCTTAGGAGAATTGTCTGGCTTGCTTGGACTATATATATTTATAATGTTTTTATTATCATTATCATTAACATTATCATTTACATTATCATTATCATTATCAGTCGCACTTGATGACATTTGATTACATTTGTTATCATTTGTTATCATTTGTTCACTTTTGTGTCCTCTTCTTGCTTGCGCCCTCTTCTCACAGATTTCCTTATACTTAACTCTGTCCTCCTGCATCTGCTCCCCGATTATACTGAGAAGCATCGCCACCGCAGGATCATCTACCGTCACCTCTTCCCCGTCGGCAATGGTGAAGATCGAGTCAAGGAGCATCGCCTTCTGCGTTTCTCCAAGAAGTTCAACCTGCTTTCGCCATTGGTTGTATAAAACAAAACTACCTTTGCCCATGCCATCCTCCATACAGTTTCATAAAGTCATCTAATCCAACAGTAACCAACCACTTGCCCCTGTTCTTCCTGTGGAACACCGCAGGGATAGCCTTGCCCTCTGAGTCCCTTATGCTCTGTGCCATAGCGTCCTCAATGTTCAACCGCTCGACCCTCTTGCATTCGATGTGGATACCTTCAAGCCCGTAAACGTCGGGGGAGTCTGCGCCGCCTTTAAACTGCCGTCCCCTGTGGGTGTCGTATCCGTAGCCTTGCAGGATATTGGCGAGTTCGACCTCTCCCCTATTCCCTTTGCGCTTGCTGTTCATGCCGTCGCTCCCATTCCTTCAAACTTCTTTCAATCTGCTCGTCAGCAGGTGGTGTCAAACCTATCTGCCTCATCTCTTCCATTGTCCCGTCCAGTAGCCTTGAAAACTCTGCTGTGTTGTAGGTGGATGATCCGTAGTAGCAAAGTAACTGAACTGCCTTAGTCCCGTTTATGCTTATCTCTCCCAACTCCTCCACCTCACGCCATTGTTTCTTGACAGCTTCAACTGCCTGTGGGTGTACGCAGATGTAGGTGAACTGTCCGTAGTCTTTTAAGAGGCTTAAATAGACCTTCCAGTTCGTTTCTCCTACTGTATTGGCTATTTCCCCTATGCAATGCCACAGAAGCGCATTAGCGTCATTTGAGCGTGCCTCACGCCACTTCTTGACCTTTACGTCCAGATCACCGTCGGGGATTTCTGGCAAGACCCCATCGACCTCGAAGGTCAGACGAGCCTTGCCTGTGATGTAATCCCGTGATATATCCTTAAGCCTTGCTTTCATACGACTTCTTTATCTTCTTGATGTTCTGCGCTATCTGAAGGTGCTGTCCCTCGGTCAGATCAGCGAGGGTTTTTACCTTATACCCCTCACAGACATAAGATGCAGGTATTCCTTCCTCGGCTAAGAGGTTGACGAGTGCCTTTGCGTGTGTCGCAGAAATTTTCTTGTCTGCCTCCTGCTGGGCGATAGCGTTTGAAACTTCTTCGAAGCTTGCTACGCTTGTGTCTATGCCAAACCCTGCCATACCTAATGCCCTACCGACCGCAGACGTTTCACAGTTCTCTATGTAAGAGGTCTTGTTGATATAGGAACTCGACTCCTTTTCATAGGCTGTGCCTGTCCCCAGAATCCTGTCACCGAATCCGACCTCTGCCCTCATAAGGCAGACCCCGTCTGCATCTGCAAGCAGTTCCGTCTTTATAAAGCCCTCTGGGTAGCACATACGGAACGCTTTGATTCTCTGGTTGACCTCTGCGTACTGTTTCCCTTTGATGTCCGTGGTCTGTATCTGCTTATTAGCCTCTTGTAAATCCTTGAATGTCATGCTGTCTTCTCCTCTCTGATGAAGTAAACCTTCCACCTCTTCCCGTCTCTGGTGACCCATTTGCTCCCGATCTGTCGCCCTTCTCGGCGCAGTTCTGAGATGACCTTAGTGGGGCTGTTGCAGTTGCAGAGGTTAAATATCTCTCGCACGCTTAACACCTTGTGTCTGCGCAAGCACTCATATACCTTCTTTTTTTGGTCGATCATCATAATTCTCTTGGGTTCTCCCTTTCATATAGTTCGTAGTCGCTGTACTTCTCTGGCTCTTCCTCGCAGGTGCTGTCCATGTCTAACCTGCACGAATACCAGATGTATTCTTTTCCGTACTCGTCTTCCTCCACGTCCATTGACCAACCATATCGGCAGTCTTTGCACGGGTCATCGTCAACAGGTCGCCTTACCATCTAACTTAATCCTCAATATGTCTAAGAGTTCCTGCGTCTTATCCTTGTTCATATAAAGGTAGTCAAGCGAGCCGTCCTTGGCGAACGTCAACTTTTCCTTTACTCTCTTGGCGACTTCTGCAAACTTGTCTGCCTGTTTTACATAGTCGTTCATGATGTGTTCATTCTGCTCGGTAAGCGTGGTGTTTTGGTGTTCAAGCCTCCTGTTCTCAGCCTCCAACCCTGTGCATCTCTCAAGCACATACTCGACTAACATTTTTAACGATTCTTCCATTGTGGTTTCTCCTTTCATTTGTGCCGCCTCCTTTCTGCCGTGACCGCTCCACGGCATTTACTGGTTCTTTTTGGCGGAGTGAACTTATATGGTTAATCAGCAGGAGCGGTCTGCCAGTTGCTAATGAATTTAGCGAAGGGCTTTTTACGAAAGACTGTAATCTCTTTGTAGATAGCGCACTCTTCGGGGTGTTGAGCAATAAACACTCCCACCACGTCCTCGACAAGTGCCTTGCCGTATTTCTTCTCTGCGCTCTTGGGACTTGTCCATTCGCTTTCCATCGCCGCCTCACCGCAGGTGATACGGATATGCCCATAAGACGAAGCCTGCCGCTTTTTCTGGAACGGGCATTTCCCCTCGCAAGGATGGATAAGCACCATACAATAACCGTCGCTTCTACCAAAACACTCGCCCTCTTGTGGGCATTTAAAAAATGGGTAACTCATTTAGCTTCTCCCGTACTTAACAAGCATCAGCGTGAACCATGCGCAGGGCATCCCCATTGCTAAGCTTCCCAACCCGAAAGTTCCACCTTCTATAAGACAAGCTCCGAAAAGAAACTCGATCATAGCGAGTATTGATACGATTCCCAGAAATGTGTTTTTCATCCCTTAAGCCTCTCCTTGAGTTCTTCTAATGTGCCGTGAAAATAGCTATACCCTGTAAAACTGCTTCCTTCCCCGATGGTGATATCAACCATCAGATCGTCGCCGTCGTAGTAAAGTCGGGTCTGTATTGATCCGTTCCATGACTGCGCAGAAACCTTGATGTCTTTAGTTCCCCTTCTGCTTGCGCTTGTTTTTGCGCTACCTTCTACTTGTCCGTAAAAAGCTGACATAATTCTTTCCTCCTTTTAAATGGTTAAGTCCCTTCTTATTAATTCCCGTATAAGGTCTACGGGTGCGTCCCCTTTTGCCGTTGCGTGCTTGATTAACCTTTGCAATTCCTCTAACGTAACCTTCTGTGGAAACCGCCTGCGCCGTTGCAGGGTCTTGGGTGATACTCCCAACGCTTCGGCAGGTATGTCCGCAAGCAGGAACTTCGTGCATGGGAACAGTTCTTTTTTCTTCATGCCGTTGCCTCGTTTGTAAAATTATCTTTTACAACTCGGACAAAAAAATACTCCATCGGGTCGGTAATATCGAGAAGTTCGCAAGCCTTATCTATAGCAGGTTGCGTCCAGTACGCATTATTACGCAAACGCATAGATACGACCGAAACCTTAACCCCTAAAGCCTTTGCAAAGGCTGTTATAGTCCCATACTTCTCGACGATACGCCCACGGAGTTTTGAATAATCGTAAAGTTGAGCTTTCATTTATCCTCCTTTCCAATGTGTAAAACGTCATTTAACAATACCCATTATACACGTCGTTTTTTATTTTACAAGTGGTTTTTCCAATTTTCTTTAACATTTTGCAAAATTCCGTGATGCAATAGTGTGGGGGAGCAGGAAAGGACTATGATCTGCACTCCCTGCGGCGATCTGAAATGCTTGCGCTTAAAAAGTCCCAAGTCCGTGACGGAGTTATTCATGTGTCTGGGGCTGTGGTTCTGGGTGAAAACGGGATGGTTTACAAGGAAACCAACAAGACAAAAGCTTCAGCTCGTGATATCCCCGTCTTTATTCCACGCCTCGCTCTGCTCGCTGAGAACGCCCCAGACGGCGTTTTGTGTCCGTACCCTATAAAGGGTATGGAACAACACCTGCGAACGATCCTGCGCCATTCTGGCTTGCCTGTGGGCGGTTTTCACATCTTACGCCACGGGTTTAGTAGTTTTTGCTATTTCGCAGGGGTGTCCGAGCTAACCGCCATGAAGTTGGGTGGGTGGAGCGAGTTCCAGCCCATGCGCCAGATATACACCCATCTCGCCGAAAAGCAGGAACGGGCAGACGTTGAGAAGTTGCGCAATGCCTTGGCAGAATAACCCACCTGTGATATAATACAGAGTGATCATAGTTCTTTATTATCTCCTTTCTTTTTTAGTGAATAAAAGCGAAAAGCCCACCGCCTCCCTTCGGTGGGTTTTTTGTGTGTAAAACGTGTGCAATTTGTGCGGTCATATCTGTCCGCATCGGGTCATGTCTGACCTTTTGCGGTCATTTCTGTCCCTGCGTTTTGCCTTATATCATACTGGTTTTAGTGCTATACTTTGGTTTCTGGCGATCAGATCATAACGGGTTCGAGCCCCGTCCGTCCCATAATGCAGAATGTAGTGCTACGCACTACCAAACAGACAGCGCACCCAGTTTCTTGTGTGCAATTATTGTAAAAAAGGAAGGGTCAGTCCCTTCCTTCTATCTTTTCGATGATTAATTTCTTTACCCACTCTGGTGGGGTTCTTACACCTGCGTCCCAGTTCTCAAGGGTTCTTATCGGTATCCCCAACCGCCTTGACAGCTCCGCTCGGCTTATGTCCTTCGCCTCTCTTGCCTCCTTGATCGTCATTCCTTAACCTCCTTTCGTTACCTTGCACCTCGTTATGTCCGTCTGCTTTACATCACGGAAGGTCTTGTGTTCTTTTACAGTTCCCTTAATCTCAGTAGGTGCTTTATCCTCGTTAAGCCAATGGGATGTTTTCCATGTGTAGACGTTTCCGTCCTTGCCTACGATCTTCCATAAGTAGGTTGTCGTTGTATGGTATCCATCATAACACGATTCCCAAGAGGTGAGACATTTAATTGATTCGATTTCTATCGTCAACCTGTCGCCGACCTTGCCAACGTGTTTGCTTGTTTTCCCTGCTTCTGCGTCAGCTTTGCGCTGTGCTTCTGTCTCAAGCTCTCTATCCCATGTGGGGAACAGACTGACGAGTAGTCCGAAATTGCTACTGGTCGTATCATCAAGTGATACCGCAACCTTCAGATTATGCAGGTAATCGTTACTCGCCTCCTGCCCATCAAGCCACGTCAGCGCATCTTCTACCATCTGCTTCGCTTCGGTTGAATCGGGGTTAAACCCTACAGACTCCATAAGGTTGCGCACCCTGCGCACCTCGTCGGGTAACCAGTAAAACGTATTGCCGTGATCTACGTCGAAGAAATCCTGCACCCTGCCCCGTGTGCTTGTACTGCTGTCGCTCTTGGCAAATCCGAAAAGTCGGATCGTTTCTGCGGTGTACTGTAAGAACTCTCTGGTATCGTAATACCTTTCACGCCATCCCCAACCGCTTACGGGTTTCTCTTCGATCTCTTTAAAGATGGTCTTGAGGCTTGCCATATATGCCGCCCATGATGCGTTCATGCCGTGGGTAAAGTCCTTTAAACAATTATCACCGACCTGCTTAAACTCACCCGTTTCGGTGTTCATAACTAAGCACGTCCCTTTGCGCTCCCGTCTGGTCTTGCAATGCTCGCAATAGGTATCTGAAGTCCTATACCTCATCGGGATCGCTACGTCCGTCATTGCCTTGTGGAAGATGTTGCCCTTCTCTGTGTGTTCGATGGTCGCTACGAACTCCCACCCGTTAACCTGCGCTGTTCCCTCTGCTTCGCAGATAATGAACTTGCATTTAACCATAAGCGGTTTACCCGTTGTCGGGTCTATCCTTGTGTGGTCTTCGACCTCTCTGATCTCTTCCCCGACCTTTGCGAAGTGAAACTCGCATCCATACTTAGCGCACTTCTTCTGGATAGTGGCGACCTTCTTTTCTAAGTCTGCCATAAACCCTTCCCATACTGCGTACTGTTCCATTGTCGTTCCCCCTTCCTTAATACGGATTTCCTTCGCTTGTGTTGAAGTGTCTGCAGTTCCCGTTATTGTATGTTACGCTATACACCCATGCGCTATACGGCATCTTCCCTTCTACCTCTGGGATTTTTTCGTAAAATGCTATGTCGTATGCCTCTGCCTTATTCCTTGCCGCTACTGCGATGCCCTTTTCAAGTTCCCATTGATACAACCTGTACTTCACATAATATGCGCTCATTTCGTTCTCCTTTCCGTTTCGCTCCTGCTCATCAGTATCGGACTTCTACCGATAGACGGGTGTCGGTCTAACCTCCTACCGACAGGGTTTTAGTTATTCTGTGCCTTTGTAAGCTTTTCTCTGATCTCCTGTGTTGTCATCTTCGTTTCTCCTTTCGTATAGCCTCGTGGGGCGACCTCTCATTGTCAATATTATATTACCACTCGCTGGGTGGTATTGTCAACA